TTCCGCCAGGGCCAATTGCGCGCCGTGGCTGCAGGCGTGGGCGCAAGCTATTCCAGCATCGCCCGCGACTACAACGGCACCTATTCCGCCCAACGGCAAGAGCTGGTTGAGCAGTGGATCAACTATGCCAGCTTGACCGATGCCTTCACCGGCCTGTTTGTGCAGCCCTGCTGGAATGGCTTTGTGCAAGCCGCCGCCTTAAGTGGCCGCGTGCCCGTGCCCAAGGATGTGCAGCCCGGCACCGAAAACGACGCCCTCTTTGTCGCCCAGGCCATGCCGTGGATCGACCCCATGAAAGAAGCCGAAGCCCTGGTGGTGCTCACCAAAGCAGGCTTTGCCAGCGAAGTCGAAGCCATCCGCAAGCGCGGCGGCAACCCGCGCGACGTGCTGGAACAAATCACCCAGTGGCGCAAAGAAGTCAAGCGCCAAGAACTCATTTTGTCCAGCGATGCTGCCAACGACAAGGGCGTCAACCCTGCGCCGCCAAGCAAGCCCGCCACCGACCCAACCCAAAACAATTGAAAGACCCCACACCATGCGCAACTACCTAGGCGACGGCAACCTCGTCACCCTCACCACCTCAGCAGCTATTGCAACAGGCGCTGGCCTGCTCTCTGGCGGATTTTTCGGCATCACATGCGCCCCAGCCGGTGCGGGCCAGTCTGTTGAATGTTTGCGCCAAGGCGAATTCACTGTAACCAAAAACTCTGCTGAAGCCTGGGCGGTGGGTGACACCATTTACTGGAACAACACCACCAAGGTCTTCACCATCGCATCCAGCGGCAACACCCAGGTTGGGTTTGCCACCGAAATTGCAGCCAACCCTAGTTCTTCTGGTGTTTTGTTGCTGGTGCCAAAGCCGGGTGGTGTTGTGAGTGCTGTGACAAATCCCGTCACCGGGGGGATTGACTTATCTGGCGCAGGAAAATCAGACCTCTTGGCTGCTATGGGCATCCCAGGCGGCATTGTTCAGGGAATATCGCAATCCGCATCCGTAGTCGGAGGCGCTACTCCCTGGACCAAGTGGGCCAACGCAAATGACTTCACCGGAGCGAACTGGTCGCGCTCGACTGAACTTACAAATACGGCAAAATTGGTCACGGCGCAAAGCGCGGCCAACGGCCCGGCAATGTTCCGCAGGGAGGGGTGCTCTCTGTATGTGGACGGGGCGCTCGCATCGGCATCTTTCGGCAACATTCGCAATTTCAATTCGCAGTTTGCAGCAGGCGGTCTAGCAGAAAAAACCATCGGTATTCTGGTCTATTGGCATCGGCTCAATGCGTCATCCAGCGTTGTGCTGCGGGTTGGTGCGAGTTCGTCTGACTACGTGACGTATGCGTGGCGGGCTGACGCTAACGTACTAGTCGAGGGTTGGAATTTGCTGCTGACGCACACGTCAGAACCTATCGGAGCGGCAGGTGCATCCCCTGGTGGGCAGAATGACTTTCAGACGGCTGGGTCTACTTCGCTGGGCTGGCAGCGCGGCGCAGGAACTACATTTGACTTCGCTACTTCGGCAGTCGCTTACTCAGCAATCGAAGTCAATGCGGTGCAAGCGGCCAGCGCGATCCACAATTCGCACGTCTGGATTGAAGGCTTGTACTACGGTGGTAAAGACAAACCGCGCTTGACCATTGGTTTTGACATCAGCAACACCGCCGGTCTGTCGCTCGCAAAATCAACAATGGACAAATACGGCCTTGTCGGCTACGCCGCTACTCCGACCGCGAATGGAAACCCGGCTGCTCCTGCGTACCTGTGGAATGGGACTGATGTAGCCACGTTGCAATCCCTATACACTGCCGGATGGGACATCATCCAGCACTCGGTCACCCATAATTCGATGGGCAATTACTCGGACGATGGAATGCTGACCGCCGAGTTTGATGCGTGCCGAAATTCGCTGATCCAGATCGGCTGTGACCGTGGCGCCGACCTTTTTGCAGCTCCTAACAATTCGGTGTCGTCCCGCGTCGTAGCTGCCGCGCAACGGGCTGGCGTGCGCTGGAATCGCTGCACTGGCCCGATCCTGCAAAACATTGGACTAGCTGGGACCATTAATCCTTTGATACAGGGTAATGTACCGGTATCAAATCAGAGTGATGCCACGCGCCTGCAAAAGCTAGTTGATCTGATGATTTTGTACGGCGCATCGGCACACATCTACACACACGCAATTGTGTCTGGTGCGTCCGATTCGCTGAACACCAATATTGATGTGTTTGACGCCATGTGCGCCTACATTCGGACAAAGATCGACGCTGGTCTACTTGATGTGGTCACACCCTCCGTGTTCATCAAGAAGCAAGTACCGCACCCCATCAAGAGCATCATCGACTTGCCATCGCGTCTTCCGATCACGCCTGGAGTCTCCCCCTACAGCCACATCAACAGCGGCTATGTTCCGTATTCGCTAATGGTCAGCGGAGGCACGGTCAGTGCTATCGACTACAGCAAAGACGGATCAACGTTCGACAGTACCGGACAGACAGCGGGTCAGTTTGTCGTGAATCCAGGTGATCGGCTGCGAATAACCTACTCCGTCGCCCCAACCGTCATTCAACAAAGGATTGCATTGTGAAATTTGATCAACTGGTTTTCGATAAAGCTGGCTGCTGCGGCAGTCATTCGTGGGCAGAAGTACGCCACGAAAACGGGAATATTTCGGCAATCTACGATAACGGCGACGGCAGCTATGACGTAGTGACGCACGCCGCCGGGATGCTGATACGCGGTCAAGAGCGCTACGAGTCGCAACAAGCTGTAGAACAGCGGCTGATGGAAGACGCGGCCTAAATCTAACCCTCTCTGCACGGGGTTTCCTGAAATGTCGCTTCTATCGGCAACGCTTGGGCGCATCATTCCGGGGTACAAAACCGTCAACCAGTGGGCGGTGATCTACCGCCAGATCATTGATGGCCGACCAATCTGCCAGAAGACACGGGCCAACCGTCGCGGCGCTCTGAAGCATGTTCTGGAAAACCTGGGCGGCAGGACTGTTTCCTCGGTGCGTCCGCATGAAGTGTCGTCAATGATCAAGCGCATTGCCGCACAGCGCCCGCAAACTGCAAAGAGGGTTTTGTTTGAGGCGTCCGATCTGTTTAACGAAGCCATGAACTACGGCTGGATCGACCGCAACCCGGCCAGCTCAGTCAAGGCGCCGATTTGCAAAATCCAGCGCAAGCGGCTAACACTTGAGCAGTGGTGCGTCATCCACGCCCACGCAGATAAGAGCATGCCGCCGTGGGTGCCGCGCATGCTGACATTGGCGCTAATCACAGGGCAACGCCGCAGCGACCTGTGCAAGATGCGATTTTGCGACGTATGGGACGAGCATTTGCACATCGAACAAGCCAAGACGGGCACCCGGTTAGCGCTGCCACTGGCCCTGCGCCTCAACGTGCTCGGCATCACGCTTGGCCAGGCCATTGATGATTGCAGAAATTACGCAGCAGGCGGTGAATTCATGCTGCGCAAGCACAGCGGCGCCAAACTTGGCGATGCGTCACTATCGGCCCGTTTTGAAGAAGCGCGAGAGCATGCGCTTGCCAGCGTTGACGCAATACCAGCATCATTGCATGAGTGTCGATCGCTGTCTGAAAGACTGTACCGAGCCCAAGGCATCAACACCATGGTGTTGCTTGGCCATAAGCACCAGGCGATGACGGATGTCTACAACGACGACCGTGGCCTGAGCAAAGGCCAATGGAAAACATTGGCGCTCGACTAAAAAACTCAATTTGCAGATGGCAGCGCAAGCCGCTATCCATTGCATTAAAAATAGTCTAGTTTTTTGCTTAAAAACTAGACAGCACCCCGCACAAACTGCGGGCCATGACACAAACCACCACACCCGCTGCCACTGCTGCGCCCTGGTACAGCATTCGGCAAAAATCCCTTGCCGGGCAAGTTGCAGGGCAGGGCGAAGGCCCGCAGGCCAGCGCCAGTGCCGAGGCTGAAATCTTTATCTACGGCGACATTGGCGAAAGCTGGTGGGCCGACACAGTAACCGCCGCGCAGTTTGTCAAAGACATTGCGGCCATCAACGCCCAGGCCATCACCATTCGCATCAACAGCTTTGGCGGCTCGGTGCCCGATGGCGTGGCCATCTACAACGCCATCAAGCGCCACAGCGCCAAAGTCACCACGGTGGTTGATGGTGTGGCCATGAGCATTGCCAGCTTGATCGCCATGGCGGGCGACACCGTAGAAATGGCCGAAAACGCCATTTTGATGGTGCATGCCCCCTGGACTGGCGTTTCTGGCAACAGCGCCGGGCTGCGCGAAGCCGCCGACATGCTTGACCAGTTTGCCAGCGCAATGTCCACCAGCTATGCCGCCAAAACCGGCAAGCCGGTTGCAGAAATGCTTGCGCTGCTGACCGATGGTTTTGACCACTACTACACCGCGCAAGAGGCCAAAGAGTTTGGCTTTGTTGACGCTATCACCACCGGCCTGCCTGTGGCTGCATCTGCAGCACTGCATGCGCAAGCTGGTAACCGTTTCACCCGCCCCGTGGCAGCCGCCACAACCACCATGAAAGACCTCACCATGACTCAACAAGTCACTACCACGGCGGCCAGCGCACCCCAAGCTGCTGCCGCCGACACCAGCGCAGCCGTTCAGGCCGCATTGGTGGCCGACAACAACCGCCGCGAAGCCATTCACGCCAGCTTTGCCAAGTTTGCCGACCGCGAAGGCGTTGCCGCCCTGCGCGCCGCATGCCAAAACGACCACACCTGCACCGTCGAAGCCGCTGGCCTCAAGCTGCTGGCTCACCTGGGCAAAGACAGCACCCCCGTGGCTGGCCACACCATTGTCAACACTGTCAAGGACGAAAGCGACAAACACCGCGAGGCCATGGTGCAAGCCGTGCTGGCCCGTGCCAATGTGGCAGTCGACAAGACCGGCCCGGTGCGTGTTGACGCAAGCAACCCCTACCGTGGCCGCAAGCTGCTGGCTCTGGCAGAAATGAGCCTGATTCGCGCTGGCATCCGCACCGATGGCATGGATCAACGCGCCATTGTGGCAGCCGCCTTTACGCAGGGCACGGGCGACTTCCCCATTTTGCTGGAAAACGTCATGCACAAAACCCTGTTGGGCGCCTATGCCCTGCAGGCCGACACTTGGACGCTGTTTTGCAAACGCGGCTCGGTCAGCGACTTCCGCGCGCACGCCCGTTACCGCGTGGGCTCCCTGAGCAATTTGGAAAGCAAGACCGAGCTGGGCGAATTCCGCAATAAGACCATCCCCGATGGCGAAAAGGCCAGCATCACCGCTGCCACCAAGGGCAACATCATCAACATCAGCCGCGAGACCGTCATCAACGACGATATGGGCGCGCTGACCGATCTGGCCGCAAGCCTGGGCCGCGCAGCCAAACGCACGGTCGAAAGCGATGTGTATGCCACCCTGGCGCTGAACTCTGGCATGGGGCCAACCCTGGCCGATGGCGTCACCCTGTTCCACGCCAACCACAACAACGTGTCCACCGGCGCGCCCACGGTTACGTCCTTTGAGGCTGCCCGCGTGGTGCTCAGCGCGCAGAAGGATGTTTCTGGCAACGACTACCTGGCCCTTACCCCCGCCGTGTGGCTGGGTCCGGATGGCATCAGCGGCCAGGCCCGCGTGGTGGTCAACAGCACCTATGACCCCGACACCGCCAACAAACTGCAGCGCGCAAACATTGCCGCTGGCATGGTGCAAACCATTGTCGGCACCCCGCGCCTGTCAAGCACGCCCTGGTACTTCTTTGCCGACCCAGCCGTGGCGCCCGTGCTTGAAGTGGCCTTCCTTGACGGCAACGACACCCCCTACATCGAGCTGGAAAACGGCTTTAGCGTAGACGGTGCCCGCTGGAAAGTGCGCCTGGACTACGGCATTGCCGGGGTTGACTATCGCGGCGCGGTGCGCTCCACCGGCGCCTAAAGCCCAACGGTTCAGGCAGGCGCTTAAGGCCAGCCTGAACCGGCTTAAACACCACCCCTTACCCCTCACTGGATTCAATCACCATGACTACCAAATACATTATGTCTGGCGACGTTATCGACTACATCGCCGGTTCTACTATCTCCAGCGGCCAGGTGCTGCTGATCGGCAAGCGCATTGGCGTGGCCCTGTCAAGCATTGCCAACGGCGCCACTGGCGCGGCCCAAGTCCGAGGCATTTTCACCATTGCCAAACTGTCAACTGATGTGGTTGCGCAGGGTGACTTGCTCTATTGGGACAACGGTAATAGCCGCTTGACCACCACCGTGGGCAGCAACACCCTGGTGGGCTACGCCACCAAGGCTGCAGGCAACGGTGTAACCACCGTCGAAATCAGCATCAACGCCTAAGCAGCCGCGCCATGAGCTTCGCCGCCCTGCAATCGCGCGTCAACGCCACAGCCCTGAAGCGGCTTGGCGAAGACGTGTTGCTTGACGGCGTAACCGTGCGCGCTGACTTTGCCGAGCCCTACGCCCAGGGCTACATGGATGGCGTTAGCGCCGAGGCCATGGCGCCGCAAATCACGCTTGAAAGCACCAGCGTGCCCGCCAGTGTCAGCGGTAAGGCTGTTGTGGCCAGGGGCACCAATTACACCGTGGTCGGACACAAGCCTGATGGCTTTGGCCTGAGCACCCTTGTTTTGGAGCGTGCCTAAATGACCGCCACAGCCCACATGGCCGTGCGCGATGCGCTCATTGGCGCGTTGCTGGCTGCCACGCCATTGGCTGGTGGGCGCGTGGTGGGCAACCGCCGCCGCCCCATGGCCGGGGAGCACGCCTGCCAGATTTACGTGTATCTGGAAGAAAGCCAGGCCGCCCAGGATGTGCTTGGCACCACTGACTGGCGCACCCGCATTCGGGTGGAGTGCGTAGCCCGCAGCGCTTCTGGCACAAGTGCCGACGATGCAGCCGACGCACTGGGTCATGACGTGTATGCGCGCGTCATGGCCGATCGCACGCTGGGCGGCAAGGCTATCGACACCACGCCCCAAGCCATGGCCTGGACTGAGGACGAAGCGGACACCCAGCTAAGCGCCTGCCAGCTCCTTTTTAGCGTGTTGCACAGCACGCCTGATGCCTCCATTTCTGCATAACCAGGCCCACCGCCATGACCCTAGAGAAACCCACCACCAAGCCAGAGCGCACCCCTGAAAACACCCCTGTTCCCGGTGGTGGCCGCTGGCATTGGGATCAGATTGCTGGCGCATGGGTTGAGATTATCGAGCCCGCCAGCCCTGTGCAAACCGCCGCCCCCATTACCGCAACCGAACCCACCCCGGAGTAAACCACCATGGCACGCCTTATCCGCAAAACCGTCATCCTCGCCAAAGTCGAGACCACCAGCGGCACCGACGCCGTTCCTGTCAACACCACCAACGCGCTGCAGGTGGCCGACCTGTCTATCACGCCGCTGGACGCGCAAAATGTCGACCTGAACTACATTCGCGCCTACTTTGGCAACAGTGAATCACTGGTGGGTGTGGCCAGCGTCAAATGCAGTTTTACCGTCATGCTTGCCGGTAGCGGCACAGCAGCCACCGCCCCGGCCTGGGGTGCCTTGCTGCTGGGTTGTGCCAATGCCGAAACCACGGGCCTGACCACCCCCAACCGCGTGGAATACCTGCCCGCCACCGATACCCTCAAGACGCTCACCATTTACTGGTACGACGATGGTGTGCTGCACAAGCTGCTGGGCTGCTTTGGCAATGTCAAGTTGTCGGCCAAGGCTGGCGAAGCGCCAAAACTGACCTTTGACTTTGTGGGCCTGGACGGTGGCGTCACCGCTGTGTCCAACGTGGTGCCAACCCTGACCGCCTGGAAAACCCCAGTGCCTGTCACCAAGGCCAACGTGACCGACATTCAGCTTGGCTGCACCTATGCGACTGGCGCACTGTCGGGCGGCACTGCCTACAACTCCACCGGCTTGATGCTGGATTGGGGCAATCAAGTGGCTTTTGCGCCCATGCTCACCACCGAAGAAGTGGTTCTCAACGACCGCAAAGTTAGTGGTTCCCTGAGCCTTGATCTGTCCGCTGCGCAAGAAGTGTCTTTGATGGCCACAGTCAAAGCCAACACCACCACCGGCCTGGGCTTTGTGCTGGGCGCCACCACCGGCAACAAGATCATGTTGCATCTGCCTGCTGTTCAGCTCATCAACCCCAAGAAAGAAGAGTTGCAAGGCAAGCGCCTGATTGGCTTTGATATGCGCGTTATGCCGGTTTCCGGCAATGACGAAATTCGCATTATCAGCCTGTAACTGCAACTCTGTAGCCCTTGCGCGCTGTGCGCAAGGCGCTATAAATAATGTAGCGTTTTATTTGAAAGGTTAGTTTTATGTACACACTTGCCATTGACAACGTAGTAGAAGTCCCGGTTAAGTTCACCCTCAAGTCGGGCCGCGTCAACAAGCCATTCACCGCCACCCTGATTGCCAACCGCCTGACCAAAGAAGAATCCGAATCTCAGGCCGAAGGCACTTCGATTAAGGACTTCTTGCTGGCCAACATCACCGACTGGCGCGATCAAAACTTAGTGCTGGTCGATGGCAAGCCCGCCGACTTTGCCCCCGCTGCGCTTGAGTACATGCTCAGCGTTGGCAATGTGTTGTCCGTGGTGTGGAACGCTTACCTTAAAGAAACCGGCGCCAAGGAAAAAAACTAGCGCAGGTCGCCCGCATCCAGGCGCGCGGCCAGCTCTATATACCCGGCTCCAACCATGCACCACAAGCTGAATTTGACGAAGCCCTTGCCGCCTTTGGCTTTATCCAGGGTGATGACGATGGCGCCACGGCTGCGCCAGATGGCATCTGCTACCTGTGGCCCTGCAACGTCCAAGCCTTCAATACCTGGCAGCGACTGCAAACCCAGTGGCGCCACAGCGCCATGGGTGGTCGCTCTGGCCTTGACTACAGCGCTGTTTCGGCCTATTTGCGTGACGTTTTGTGCATCAAGCCAAAAGCGCGCGGCGAGCTATTTGCGGGCATTCAGGCCATGGAGTTTGCCGCCCTTGAAGTGTGGGCGCAAGAACAATCAGATTAGCAAGGTGGCCAGCAATGGTTAACGAAGTCAAATTTACCCTGGCCATGGACGGCGGAACCGCCGTTGTCACCGACCTTGACCAAGTTGGCCGCAAGCTGGTTGATGTCAACACCAAAGTTAAAGATGTGGCAAGCGGCATGTCCGAATTCAATGGATCGATGCTTTCGGTCGGGCGGCAGCTTAAGGGGTTTGGTGACGCGCAGGCATCCGCGGCGCTTGCTGCGGTAGATGCAAGCAACAAGGTTGGCATGAGTGCCAGAGCCATGTCTGCGGCACTGCGCGGGGTTCCGGCGCAATTTACTGACATTGTGGTGTCTCTTCAGTCTGGTCAGGCTCCACTTACCGTGCTTATGCAACAGGGCGGGCAGCTCAAGGACATGTTTGGTGGCGTTGGAAACGCAGCCAAAGCCTTGGGTGGATACATGCTAAGCCTGATCAATGTTTACAGCGTCACGGCTGCCGCTGTTGGTGTGCTTGGATATGCCTATATGCAGGGAGCCAAAGAGGCACATGAATATTCAAAATCCTTAACCCTTACCGGAAATGCAGCGGGCACCACGGTGGGTCAATTGCAAGGCATGGCGGCAAAAATATCCCAGGCTACCGGCGCGACGCAAGGTGCGGCGGCTGAAGCATTGACGGCTTTTGCCAACAGCTCAAACATTGCATCGGCAAGTTTTGAGCAGTTTGCAGGCGTGGCCCTTAAGGCCCAAAAAGAAACTGGTGTGGCTGTGACTGAAACTGCCGCAAAGTTTTCAGATCTTGGAAAGTCGCCGCTTGAGTCAAGCATAAAGCTCAATGACTCAATGCATTACCTAACGGCATCTGTTTACGAGCAAATCAAAGCGCTCGAAGAGCATGGCAACAAAGCCGGCGCAGCCGCTATTGCGCAAAAGGCATATTCAGATGCGCTAGATAGTTCAATGCGAAGCCTGTCTTCAAATCTCGGAACGGTTGAAAAGGCTTGGCGTGACATTTCTGGGGTTGCAAAGGGCGCTTGGGATGCAATGCTTGGGATTGGGCGTCAGGACTCTATTGCTGACAAGATTGAAAAGGTGCAACAGAAGATCGCGGCGGCTCAGGTGAAGGCTGGAGACAGCATGTTTCCTGGGTTAAAAACCTATGGCGCCAGTGAACGGGATAAGGCGTTGTTGCCTGAACTGCAGGAGCAACTTCGATATTTCACGTTGATCAAGAGTTCTCAGGATGAGTTGGCAAGAGGTGATGCCAAGCGCGCGGCATTGCAGATTGATCTGCAAAACTTTGATGCTCGCAGCATTGAAATGCTCACCAAAAAGGGCCGGTTGGATCGTGAGCTTGCGGTGGCGCAGGTTGAAGGTGATCGTTTGGTCGCTGCGGGGTTGAAAACTCAGGTTGATCTGAACAAGCAACTGGCAGATATTCGTGAAAAATACAAGGATTCCGCAAAAACGAAATCCGAAGCCGACAAGGGCTTGGCCACCTATAACGATCTGATCGCCAAATCCGCAGGGCTAAACGCCAACTTTACCGAAGAGTGGAACAAGCTGACCGCTGCCCAAAAGGCCGGAAAAATCAGCATTGATCAACTCACCGTTGCCCAGGCGCAACTTCTGAGCGAACAGACATTTTCAAAAGACGCCGCCAAGGAGGCTGCAGACGCCGCCAAGGAGGCTGCAGATACCGCCAAAGACCAAGAGAAAGCTATCACGGCGCTGCTTGAGGCTGGACAAAAAGAGCTTGACCAGATCGATGCCAAGATTAAAAAGCAGATCGAAACCAATGAGCAAATCGGGCTGACAAAAGACCAGGTTTTTAGCCTTAACGCTGCACGCCAGATGCAAAGTGCGCTGGCCGACGAAGAATACGCCCAGGCCATTCGCAATGCAGCCGTCTATGCCGGTGAATACAAAGACGCTTATTTGCAGTATGCCAATGCGCTTGACCTGGCCGCTGAAGAGCGCCGCAAGCTGGCCGGGCTGGATGCTGTTGGCGCCAGCAAAAAAGCCGCCAACGAAGCATTTAAAGAGTGGGAAAAAACGGCTGACAAGATCAATGACGCCCTCACCGATGCATTGATGCGCGGCTTTGAAAGCGGCAAAGGCTTTGCGGAAAGCCTGCGCGATTCTGTGGTGAGCGTGTTCAAGTCGATGGCTGCAATAAAGATTCGCGCCATTGTTGAGCCTGTTGGGCAAGCTGCGGCTGGGCTGTTGGGGTTTGGCGGCGCCGCGAATGCCGGGAACACAGTCAGCGGCCTGAGCAACCTCGCGTCTATCGGCGGCGCCGGGTTCCAGGCCATCACCGGCTCACTGGCTGGCGCGTCCGCTGCATCGCTGGGTTATGCCAACGCCGTGGGTGCTGTTGGCGGTGATGCGCTTGGCGCGTTAATCTCGGCAAACGGCGGCTGGGCTGGCGTGTCCACCATGGCCACCGCTGGCGAAGTTGGCGCGCTTGGAACCGCAGCAGGTGCAGGCGCTGGTGCGGCTGGCAGCATCACGTCTGCGCTGGCGTCAATCGGACCTGTGGGCTGGGCAGCAATTGCAGCCGGTGCGGTGCTCGCACTGCAAGACCACGGCA